ACCTTCTCACCCTTAAGTATTGGATAAGATACTTCAAAGTTGGAATAACTTTCTAAACGAGCAAACAGAGCCTTACCAAAGAAAGATGAAGGCAAAACATTCTCGTTTAAAGAAAAGAATTATTGGTCATGGAGGCCAAAAAGCTGGTCCTCCATATACCAAAAAACCTTCTATGGAACGTTCTAAATCTGCTCCTCCTATGGGAGAAGCTTTAGAAGAAGACCAATTCGTTATTGAAGAACATATAGTTAAACAAGGCAAGAAATATTGTTTAAAATCTAAAAAAAGTAATAAGAACCTTGGTTGCTATCCTACAAAGGCAGGAGCAAAAAAAAGAGAAAAACAAGTTCAATATTTTAAGCATGTAAATGAAGGATTACTTGATTTCTTTAAGAAAAAAAAAGAAGAACCAATCACTATTCCTCCTTACACAGATTATAATGAAATAGGAAACACAGGAATATATGTTGGTAGATTTCCTATGGCTAAAGATAGTAAAGAAAATAGAGTATTCCAACCAGATGTATTAAAATTTGATAAAGTATATTTGGTTGCTGGTGAAGAAGTAGATTTTTTAAATGTAAGACAACCAAATGTTTTAAAAGAAAATAAAGGTAAAATAATTACTGGTAATTTTGATGATACTGCTACGCCAAAGTTAAACCAACTCCAAGAGATGGAAACTATGGCACAAGATATAGAAAAAGCAGAAGGACAAAAGATATTAGTTGCTTGTAGTGCTGGTAAAAATCGTTCATCAGCTATAGCAGCAAGAGCAATAGTATTAAAAGAAGGTGGAATTAAAAGCGATCAAGACTTAGATCATATTGTTAATATGATAAGAAGCGCAAGAGGTCCAAGTGCCTTAGCTTATACTCACATGCATAAAACAGGTGCTGCAATTGATAAAAACAAACCACCTCAGCATGATGCCTTTATAAACTTTATTAAGAATGGTCCATCTGCTCCCCTTGAAGAAGCCCTAAGAAGAGTTATAAGAAGATTGATTAGAGAGCAACATGGAAGAAAACGATACACTTAATTCAGTATTAATTATAGTTCAAAAAGGCAAAAAAATTCTTGTAGTAGAAAGATCCAAAACAGATGCTTGGATGCCTCTTCATTGGTCTTATCCGGGTGGTCATATTCAAAAGAATGAAACCCCTTATTATGCTGCGAAAAGAGAACTTGAAGAAGAAACTGGTATTAAAGCAAAACATGTTGTATATGCTGGAATCCGTAATACAACTAACGGTAAAATGTATATTTATCTTTGTGATGATTTTGATTTTAGTAGTGAAGTAAAGTTAAACTTTGAACATTCAGATCACAAGTGGATTACATATGATGATATTCAAGATCTGGATAAACAAACGCCATTTATGAAACAAATTGCTGCTACTGCTCTTGAAATTCCTATGGGATACTAATGAATATAATTGGACTTGGTAAAACAGGTTGTGTGATAGCAGAAAAATTTAGTAAGTATCCACAATATAAAGTATTTAAGTTATCAATAGAAGAGGGAAACATTGAAGAACAAACAACTCCAGAAGAATATGAGAGTAAAACAAGCCATGCTCCTTTTACTCTGGACGGTCCTATTGATTTTATTTTAAGTGGTGACGAAATTGTAATTGCTTCTTCCTTAAAAATATTGGAGGGTTATAAAAATCATGAGATTAGAATTATATATATTAGACCTTCTCAACGCTTCACTACTGGATCTCAAAGAGCAACAGATAAGATTGTATTTAATGTATTACAAGAGTATACACGTTCTAACAAGTTTGTCTCTTTCTATGTAATCAGTTATGAGATGGTAGCAAAAATGGTTGGTAAGATCCCGATTGTTGGATATTATGATAAACTAAATACGGTTATAGCAGATACAATCCATATGCTTAATTATCTCGATCATATTGAAGGTTCTATGGATACCTTTATGGATATGCCTACAACTTATTGTATGAAAACAATTGGTTTAATGGATATTGATACAGGAGTAGAAAACTTATTTTATGATCTTGACGAAGTAAGAGACAAGAGATACTATTACTCCATCAACGAAGAGCAGCTAAACAATGATGGTGATTTGTTTGATAGTATAAACCAACAAGTAGAAGAAAGCATAACAGACCTTACCAAAGCGATGTTCGGTGTTTATCCTTCTCAATACAAAGAAAATTATTGTTATGTTGTTTACTCTTCTCCACATATTCAAGGAATAAAATGAAAGCGTATACAGGTATATTTATGAAGAAAGATGGAAGTTCAAGGTCTATGAGTTTTGTTAAGGTAAAGGACTTGCCAGAAGCTTTCTTTGATGGTAAGATTAAAGGGACAGGGAAGCCAAGAACTCTGGCGGAAGGGTCCGAAATGGTTTATGATTTAGATGCTAAGGATTTTCGTGTCTTTAATCATAATACGGTCGTTGGGAATATTCTTGAAATAGAACTTGACGATGATTTGCTAGTAGGATAGAATAACAATACGGCAGTTGAAGAGATTTGTTCAACTGATCTTAAAACAAACAACAAGGGGTATTAAAATGGCACTAGATATGAGCAAGATGAAGAACAAGCTTGAGAAGCTTGCTAACAATGGTAAAGAAACTTCTACATCAGTAAAATGGAAGTTGGAAGAGGGTCAACACTCTGTTCGTATTATTCCTACCGATGATGGTGATCCATTCAAGGAACTTTACTTTCACTACAAGGTTGGTGGTAAGACCGTTCTTTGTCCCAAGAAGAACTTTAATGATGAATGTCCTGTGTGTAATTTTGCTACACAGCTTTGGAAGGAAGGAACCGCTAGTGAAGATAAGTCAAGCCAGAAAATGGCTAAGGAACTATTCCCCAAACAACGTTTTATGTCTCCTGTTCTAGTTCGTGGGGAAGAGGCTAAGGGTGTTCAAGTATGGGAATATGGCAAGCGTGCTTATGAAACTATGGTTGGTCTTGTTCTAAATCCAGAATACGGAGATATTACAGATCCACAAGATGGTCTTGATCTTGTAATTGATTATTCTAAACCTCCAATTGGAGCCAAAGATCAATTCCCAGAGACAAAGATTACTCCTCGTCGTAAATCTTCAGCACTTTGTTCCCCAGAATATGGTGGTCCAGCTAAGTGTAAAGAACTTCTGGATACTATCCCAGATTTCAGCAAGCTCTATCCTCGTCAAACCACACAAGAAGTCCAGAAGATTCTTGATGCTGCTTTAGCAACTGACGATAGCGCGGAAGATAGTAGCCGTGAGGTAGTTCGTGAAGGTAAGTCAAAAAAGGCAACTACAGGTGCAGAGTCAGTTGATTCTGCCTTTCAAGAATTCGCCAGCTAATATACACTAACTAAGCGGGTATATCTTTCGGGGTATACCCGCTTTTTTCATAAACAAAGGAACAAAATGGCTAGAAAATCTACAACTCAAACAACGACAAATGGTAAGCTATCAATAGCTCAGTTAAGAGAAGCAATTAATAAGAAAGCGGGAATTGAAGTATCTTTTGATCTTTTAGAACAAAACCCCTCGGAAGTAGTTGAATGGATACCAACAGGATCAGATGTTCTAGACTCAATTATTTGTAGAGGTAAAAAAGCTGGTATACCTGTTGGACGTATTACAGAATTGGCTGGTATTGAATCATCTGGTAAATCTTATTTTGCCGCACAAATAGCAGCTAACGCACAAAAAATGGGAATGACGGTAGTATATTTTGATTCGGAGTCAGCATTAGATCCTGCCTTTCTTTCAAAAGCAGGTTGTAATGTTGGAGAAATCATTTATACTCAAGCGATGAACATAGAGTTTGTTCTTGAAACTATCGAACAACTTCTTGGAGAAGGAGAACATTTCTTATTTATTCTTGACTCATTTGCTTTTACTCCTTCTCTTGCCGATCTTGAAGGAGATTTTAATCCACAATCTTCTATGGCTGTAAAACCAAGAATTATGGCTAAGGGTCTTGCTAAACTTATTCAACCAATCGCAAATAAGAAAAGTTCATTTCTTGTTCTTAATCAATTAAAACAAAATATCGTAATGGGACCAACCGCTCATGTAGAAATGATGGTAAATCCATATATTACTCCGGGTGGAAAAGCATTATCTTATTCATATTCTCTTAGAATTTGGCTTACACCTAAGAAAAGCAAAGCAAGTTTTGTTGTATCGCCAACTGGTTTTAGAATTGGATCAGAAACAAAATGTGTGTTAAAGAAATCAAGGTTCGGTACAGAAGGAAGAGAATGTTCGCTTAAACTTTTGTGGGGTGGAGAAAAGATTGAAGTATCCGATCATGAAGCTTGGCTTGATGTTCTTTCTAAATCCGATAGAGCTACAAGTGGAGCATGGTGGAAACTTACTCTTCTTGATGGAACTACCAAGCAATTTAGATCAGCAGACTTTTCTAATGAACTCCAAAACCAAGATTTTAGAAATGCTGTTTTAAGTATTGTAGAAGAAGAACTTATTACTAAATTTGATAAACAAACGGGTAATGCTTCTAACTACTATAATATAGAAACAGAAGATTAAAACAAAGGCTCTCTAAGGGTTGACGCTCTTAGGGAGCCTTGTTATTAGCATGGTGTTGGAGAGAAGAACATCATGGAGCCAGACCCGAAGCTGTCTAAGAAGAAGCAGCGTTATATTGAACTTGCAGCGCGTATTGCCCAGCAAACTGAATTCAAGGAGTATAAGCATGGTGCTATCCTTGTTCGTGCTGGTGCCGTAATCAATACTTCCTGTAATAAGAATAAGTATAAGGCTTGGGCTAATCAGTTTCGTAAGAAGCAACATGGTCACGCTACTATTCATGCTGAGATTGGAGCTATTCTTGGTCTTGATCGTTCTCTAACAGAGGGCTCGACCATTTATGTTGTTCGCGTTGGTAAGTGTGGTGATTTGAAGAACTCTAAGCCTTGTCCTATGTGTGAAGCTGCTATGCAGTATGTTGGGATCAAAAAGGTTGTTTATTCCTCCGAAGATGGTAAGATTGAAACTATGAGGATTTACAATGAATAAGTACACTCCAAGTAAATATGACCCTCACTCTTATCGTAATCCTTGGGAAGAAGCCAAAGAAGGTTGCTGGGTTGTTAGAAAGAAGGATAATATCACTTCTACTCGCCATCTTAAAGATGAAGAAATGATAGAAGGATTAGAACAAATTCATTATGCTATGGCTGTTAGTAGTGATATAATGATGAACAAGATGTTAGATCTTCAAGGTAGTTGTCGCTCTTTGTCTATTAGTGATATAGTGCTTGAAACTATCAATGAGATTGCAAAAGAAATCAACAGGAGGAAAAATGAGTTCAACGTGGGAAACTGAAATTACCGACAAGTATCCAAAGACATTTGCCCGACTTAGGTATTTTGAATGTTCTGGTGGTTGGAAAGATCTTATTGCTGAAATTGCAGAAGTAAGCGAGAGACATAATAATACCCAGCAAAATAGTGATTATCATATTACAGCAGCACAAGTTAAGGAAAAGTTCGGAGGTCTTAGGTTTTATATTGATAGTGGAGAAGTATGCCCGGAAGAAGTTTATCTGGAAATCTCTAATGTTATTGCCGAAGTAGAAGGTAGGTCTTATAAAACTTGTGAGGTTTGTGGAGAGCCAGCTATTAAAAGGAGAGAAAGGTCTTGGGTAAAGACACTTTGCGATAAGCATGTTTGAAAAAGGTAATTTAGTATGGATTAATAAATATAGTCCATCATTTACTTCACATCTATTAGCGGATACTCCAATAAGGCAACAAACCTTATTTAAGGAGTATTCGCTTTTAGGTGTTATTATGGAAGTATACCCAGATATGTGTTATGTTTATACTACCGAAACTCAAAAATATAAATATATATATAAGGAGGATATTATTAAATGCCAAGACTAATGATCGTAGATGGATTAAATATGTTTATACGGGCTTATATAACAAACCCTTCTTTATCTCCAAACGGACAACCAGTTGGAGGAGTTATTGGAACAATTAATATTATCCAAAAACTTATTAAGCAAACTCAACCAGATCAAATTGTTATTTGTTGGGATGGTGAGAATGGTTCACAAAAACGTAAAAGTATGAATAAAGATTATAAAGAAGGTCGTAATCCTATTCGTCTTAATCGTGACGTAAGAAACTTAGACGAAAACCAAGAAATTGAGAATAGGATTTGGCAGCAAACAAGAATAGCACAATACTTTAATAATTTTCCTATTATTCAGTTTATGTATCCCAACATTGAAGCAGATGATTTAATCTCTTATGTTGCTACTCATTCTCATTATAGAGATTGGCAGAAAGTAATTGTATCCTCAGACAAAGATTTTATACAACTTGTTAATGATAAAACTATTTTGTTTAGACCAATTCAAGAACAAATTTTAACTACCAAGAAGATATTAACAGAGTTTGGTGTTCATCCGAATAACTTTGCTTTGGCTAGGGCTGTTTCTGGTGATGCCTCCGACAATCTTAAAGGAGTTGGAGGGGTAGGAATGAAAACTCTTGCCAAGCGTGTTCCAATTCTTCAATCAAGTGAATTCTGCACCATAGATAAACTTGTTGAGTATTGTGCTAACCAAGATCAAAAGATTAAATGCTTTACCTCAATCGCATCAAACCGTGAGGCGATTAGCGACAACTATCGCATCATGCAGTTAGCTTCTCCTCAAGTTTCATATCAAGTTAAAAGTCATATGAATGAAACGTTAGATACTTTTGAACCATTATTAAATCAATTAGAATATAAAAAAATGTCTATTCAAGATGGATTTGGAACGGTGGATCACACGTTGCTTATTACAACTATGAAGAGATTTGTAGCAAATGGAACTATATAATGTATGAACCAAAAATTAATATTAGAGAACTGGCGTAGATTTCTTAAAGAAGAAGATTCAACAACTTCTACTCAAGTAAGTCAAAATAATATAGGAACTACAAATACTAAATCACCAGCAGAACAGAAAGAAGATAGTATTAATGTTGCTGTAGACGCTATAAAAAATAATATTAATACTGTTTTAGGTAATGCAAAGAAACAAGGTCTTGCCGCCGCAGACTTAAAACCACAAATAACAACTTTTTTGAATAACCTTCAAGAAGCAAAGAAAAAGAAAAAAAAGAAATCTGGTGACCGCTGCACAAGAATAGCCAAACGTAAATATGATGTTTGGCCTTCTGCTTATGCTTCTGGAGCCGTTGTAAGGTGTCGTCAAGGAAAGATTTGGAAAGGCGTAAGCGAAAATGCCTCCAATCAAGAAATTGACGACGCTTTATTACTTGAAGAAGTTGAAGTAATTGAAGAAGCTAAAAAAAAAGCTTATAAACCAAACTTCTCAAAAGAAAAAGAACAAGGTCTTCATGGATGGTTTGCGAGAAATGATGGAAAAGGTTGGGTAAATTGTAGAACTGGTGGTCCTTGCGGAAGAGATAATGCTGATAAAGGTGGTAAATACCCAGCTTGCAGACCAACAAAAGCACAATGTAAATCTGCTGGTAAAGGTCCATTAAGAAAAAAGAAATCTTCTTCTCCAATATCGTGGACAAAAAAGAAAAAGGACTAATTATAATATGACTAAATTTTCATCATTTAAAGATTTTCAAATACTAACTGAAAATTTTAAGAACTTTATTGAAGCAGAAGAATCAATTTATGACGATGCTACATTAGAAGATGGAACTCTTGCTTGCCCTGCTTGTTTGGAAGAGTTACTTGAAAGTGATAGAACCATTATTCAAGAAGCCAAATATCAAGGTAAAACAGTTACTCTTAATAAACCATTCCTAACCCCAGATGGACCAAAAAAACGTTCTGTTTATGTAAAAAATTCTAAAACTGGAAATGTAAAGAAAGTGAGTTTTGGAGATCCTAATATGAGGATTAAAAAATCAAATCCAAAAAGAAGAAAATCCTTCAGAGCCAGACACAAGTGTAGTGAAAAGAAAGATAAAACTACGAGCGGCTATTGGAGTTGCAAATTTTGGTAGTTGACTTTCTTCCTTAGCCGTATTACTCTCTAATTCCCAATAAGGTGTCTTATGACAACAACAATCGAAAGAAACGATTTCAGTCGTTTTGGTCGATTATCATATATATAACTATTTATAAGTATGAATAATAATGTAATATATAAAATAATTTGTAATGTAAATAATAAGTTCTATATTGGTAGAGCAGTTAACTTTGCTAAAAGAATAGGTATACATAAATCTCGATTAAGAAACAACAAACATATTAATAAACATTTACAAAATTTATGGAATAAATATGGTGAACAATCTTTTAGTTTTTTAATAATTGAAAAATGTTCAAAAGAATTACTCTGTGAAAGAGAACAGTATTATTTAAATTTGTTCATAGATACCGAAGCATGTATAAACATTTCAAGGTCGTCAAACAATAATACAAGTTCTACTAATATTGAAACAAGAAATAAAATTTCTATTGCTAATAAAGGTAAAAAACATACAGAAAAAACAAAGAAATTTTTATCTATGATTAATATAGGTAAACATCAAAGTGAAGAATCAAAAGAAAAAATAAGGGTTGCTCGTTCAAAGCAAATCATGTTACCACATACTTGCGAAACAAAACAAAAGATAAGCAAAGCTAATAGTGGTGATAAAAATTCCCAAGCCAAAATAACTTGGGAAATTGTTAACCAAATAAGATTGGAACATTTAAACGGTGTTAGCCAAAAAGATTTGAGAACTAAATATAATATTAGCTCTGCACAAATTAGTAATATCGTAAACAAC